TGTTTATTTTATATTTTAAACATAGGATGCTTACCTTCGTCGCAGGCACCTCTACTCCCTGTTTCCATAACTTACGCATTAGATTAACCTTCATTCTGTGTCTCCTGTTAAGTCCACAATTTCACACACGTTACCGGTACATGCCATAGTCTTGGAACCTACCGTCATGTCTGTTAATTCATACTCACTGATTAAGTCCCAGTCCACAGCCTTGGGCGATTTATTTGTCCATTCCTTAAAGACTTCCTTGGTACAGTCCTCGTAAGGTGCTTGCTGGTATGTGTGGTCTGAATGGGGAAGGAAGCTTACACCACTTACTTCATCAAAGTGTTCGTACACCCACGCACCTACCTCCATCCACTCTTGTTCTTTAACAGAGATGGTAACAGAAGGCTTATGTTCGCAGTAGTGTCTCTGGTATGTCAACCACAGCTCTAATTGTTCAATGGCTGTCCTATCGTCTCTTAGTACCGCACCCTTTGGTGCTGCAGTAGGGAACGTAAAGACCTTGACACTATCTGGTTTGGTTACGTCTGGCTCACAAGGTATTCCTTGGTCTTCCATCAGTTGTGCTATAGGGTCTTTAGAGTCTGCTCTAACTCTACGTAGGTAGTAATCGTTGTGTCTAGAGTGGATACCACTTGCGCTGTCTACAAGCTGCGATACCGTACCGCTTGGCTTGATGGCTGTTGTTGCTGTTGCTTGATTGATACCTAGCTTCTTAGCCCACAGTCTGTTCACGTCTACTACTGTATGCTTTAGTTGCTCTAAGAACTTCTCTAGTTCCTTGGACGGTGTGTTCATAAAGTGATTGTCCATGATACCGGTAAGGCTGACACCCAGCAGTGCCTCTTCTTGTGTGTTGTGTAACCACTTCTTACGTAGTCTCTTGATGCTTGTGAGAGAAGCTTGGAACGTACCTAATATGGTAGCTGCTCTAATCTTCTCTAAGATGTCGTGTGGTTTATCTTCGGCACGTATTACAACCTCTGTAAGGTTACAGAACTGTCCGTCCCTGAGGATAATCTCTGAGCACGGGTTACATCCAAACTGGTGCTCGGTATCCCTACGTCCTATAGACGCTACTTGTCTAACCGCTGCGTCCCTGTTAAAGATACCCCTCTCGCCTGACTTAGACTCGTATAGGGCCAACCACTCAGACATGAATATACCTATGTCGGGCTTCTCGGTGTAACATACGGAGTTGTTGCTAAGTGCCATCTCGGGTGTGTCTATCCACCATTGACCTGACTTAGCGTGTCTCATTCTGTCGTCAGTTAAATTACTTAGGCTTATTAAAGCACTACGTCTCACACCACCTACTACTACAATCTCTGCTATCTTACACATCATACGGTGACACTCATAGGAGGTAAACTTACGTCCCACTGCGTTACTAAACAAAGTTACTGAGAATCTAAACAAGTCTTCAAGTGGCTCAGGGCCAGACGCTCTACCACCAAAGGTCTCTAGTCTAGCACCTTTAGCACGTACGTTGGATACGTCCCACTGTGGGGCTTCACCATTATATAGGTAACTGATTAACTTTCGGAAAGCTGATTGCCAACCTTCCTTAGAATCAATAACTACAATCGTGTCTTCTACCTCAAGGATGCACTCAGGAACCTCAGGTAGTTTGGTTATGTGTTGTCGTTCCACACTAAAGCCTACACCTGTACCGTGCATCAGTATGAACAAGCACTCGTCAAAAGCTTTTGGGTGGTCAACACTCAGGTAGGCACAGTTGTATCCAGCTATATGATTCTTGTTAAGAGCTGGCCCCGCAGTCATCAGTGCTCTCATGGAGGGCATAATCTTAAGCTCTAGTATATCCTTTTCTAACCCCTCACGCACGTTCTTTGTAAGGCTATACTTTGTATTCTCTTTGAGGTGCTTAACCATAAAGTCGAAGTACCTAGCAACGGTCTCGTTCCAAGTCTCCCTGCGGTTCTTGTCTGGAAGCCACCTTGCGTATCTGCTCAGTGCTATAAATTTCTGGTAGTCATTCACTTCTTCTCACCTCTGTCTGCGTATATAATACCTTCTTTATATTCTTTTCTGTCATAGTAAGCTATGTCAAAACCACCCTCTGTTATGGTATATATGCGGGTGTGTCTACTATATTTAGGTGTGTACTCGTATCTCTCGCCTACTTTACCTGTTGATAATATAATTAATTCATTCATGTCCATTGTCTACTCCTGTTTTCTTAAGTTCTTTCTTCTTGTCTTTATGTTCACGTGGCATGAACAGCCTGATACACCTTACTGCGTGGTGTAACTTATTTTTAATTGGGTGTTTCTTCTTCTTCTTCTTCTTCATCAGCCCACCCTTCAAATAAATGCATGTTGTCTAGCACCTTATCCTCAAATCTATCAAGTATATCCTCAGGTGTGATGTTAAGTAACTCACACAATAGACACACGTCTAAGTTATTAGCTACACTCTCTAGAAATTCTTCTCCTAAGTCATTCATAATCGTCTCTGTATTTCCCTTTCAATGTACCACCGAGCCTTGCGTAAATCCCCCATGGCATTGCTGTGCTTAAGGTCAGCCCTCCATAGGTACTTAATGGCGTTACCTATGCAATAATTCATGTGTTCCGCCACCTCTATACACTCAACCCCAGACGGGTGGCTGTTGTAGTGTTTTGGGTTGTTTATGTTGTCGTTCATAGTCATGCCTCGCCCGGTCTGTCTGGTTTAATAACCACTATTACATATTTTCCGTGGTAATCAATCACTAAATTACCCTGTATCTCCCATCCTTTGTTTAAAGCATGTGTTACTAACCTTTCAAACTCTCTATAATGCTCTCTAATTACTTTAAGCTTCATGTGTTATCTCCTCTACGTTTGGTACTTTAAATACCTGCGTGAGGTACCTATATCCGTTACTGTATTTGAATACTCTCAGGTTATCAAAGCACTTGTTCTTGTGTCTACACCAAGTACATCCTTTAGCTAGTTGCATGTTACCTGACTTACCGTCTGGTATTGGTTGGTAGCATAGTTCGGTGGGTGGTGTTGTCTTTTCTCCGTCGCTTCTTAATGTGTCTATTAAAATACTTGCGTTGGGTTTGTCTAGGTCATCAGGAATATGTAAGGTTAACTTACAAGATGACTTATCCATCACTAAGAAACCTCCGTCCTTTAGACCCAAACCTTCTTCGTAACCTGCTATCTGTGCAAGGTAACCAAAAGGGTCGTCCTCACTGAGCCTACCGTCTACAAACTTCTTGAAACTATAAGGAGAGGCGGTCTTAACGTCCACTAACCTACCGTCAATGATACTGTCTATGGAACCGGAGACACCGTTACACGTCACTTTCTCTTGTTGTTTCTCTACTTTATGTCCTGACTTCTTAGCTAGGAACAATATAAGAGACTCTAATATATGTCCCAACAGGAACCTAAGTAGTGTATCAGGGCTGTGTTCTTCCGGTGCTGTGTCCTCGTGTAGGTCAAACCATAACTGTCTGCGTGGTTTACCTATGTTGGACATACGTAGGTTGTTCTTCCTGTCTGTCTGTGGGGTAGCCCAATGAATCAATGCCTCTGACATCTCTTTACCAAATACGTCTGCTTCTTTCTTGGTTATCTTTTTAGCACCGGTACATATAGCTTGTACTGTTGTACCTATGTCCGTTACTAATGTTTCTAATTGTTTTTTCTTTGTCATGTGTTCATTATACCCTAAATTATTGCAAGTGTTTAGATAAATATCTTATAACCCTTATCATGTTCTCTAAGCGGTCACCTAGTTGTCCGATTGCACGATTACAATTACGGCATAACACTCCTCTGAATTCCATGGTATCGTGGTCGTGGTCATAACACAACTCCTCTAAAGAACCGCATATTTCACAGCATTTGGATGTTAACATTCTTTCTTTATAAAGTTCGAAGGTTATATTATAAGTGTTTATACAATGCCATTTTAAATTGGAATCTCTATAGGAAGATGGGTCATTTCTCCTATATTTGTTTTTTCTTTTATTATTACAAGTCTTACACTCCATGGCTTTTCCATACTTGCTTGTCTTGTTGGCGGAGAAGTGTTCTAACTCTTCAAGAGTATGTGCCTCAACACCGCATTTTTTACACTTCCTTAACATATTAATGAGTCTCAGCCCAATTTGTAGCTACTTTGTACTCACCGTCAAGTGGACACCTTAGATTGAACACCTCGGCGGTATTTATTATGGCCTGTACAGCCAACTTACCGAACTCCTCGGCTTGTTCTGTACGTACCTCGCTCTGAATCTCGTCGTGTATATTACCTATGAAGTGATAAGTGATGCCGGCCTTATTAGCGTAGTCCTCTAAGAATATGAGGGCTTGTTTCATTACCACAGCTCCTGCTGCTTGTAGGAGGGAGTTGAGGGCTGCGTGTTCGCTTCTGATTTTAATTGTTCTTCCGTCCAGTCCTTTAACATACCCTCGACCAGCAGCTTTTGTAACCCTTGCTCGTAAAGAAGCAAGTGCTGGCGTATTACTAAGGAACTTTTCTTTAAGAGCTTTACCTTGTTTAGCCGTTCCTCCGACAACAGTTCCAATCTTTGCGTCTCCAGCTCCGTACAAATAGGCGTATATAAAAGTTTTTGCTGTATCTCTTGATTGAAGTCCTGCAGCCTTTTGATTTGCTGTGTGAATGTCTCCATGAATCACCTCCTGTGTGTAATCTTTATCGTTCATATAGTGTGCAAGCATACGTAACTCTAGACCAGACGCGTCCACACCAACAAGGGAGTACCCCCTAGGGACTATAAATAATTCCCTGCACTCCAGTCCGTACGGTGCTCTTACCGCAGGAACCTGAGCCATGTTTGGCTTTGAGTGTGTCATCCTTCCTGTTATGGTACCACACGAATTAACGTATCCATGCACCCTTCCTTCAGCGGTGAGGGCGTCAACCCACGACGATACCTGTGAGTGTCTTTTCTGTAACATAAGGTAGTCCCCTATCAGCTCTGCTTCAGGTATCCCTTTTACGTCACCTAAGGTCTTCTCGTTAACTACTGGTATTCCTGTCTCTGTTAGGTGCTTGGGTTTCCATCCAAAGTCTTGAAGGTACGAACCTATTTGTTGTCGTGACCCAAGGTTAAAATCTTGTGTGGTAAAGTATCCCCATCCTTTACTTTGCCAGCTGGCTCCTTTGTCGAGCTGCTTCAAGTGGTTCTTGTTGTCGCTACCGTCTTTGTTTGTTTCGTTGGTTTTGTTTAAAGGTACCCATATATCTTTTGGTTTAAAAGTCTCGTGTACCTTCTCAACTGTGGTGTTAATCTTAGACTGTAACTCAGCAAGAAGAATCATTGCCCTTCGTTCGTCTAGGAGCCATCCTCTTCGGACTTGTCTTCCGATTGCTTGAGCAGTTCTGTGTTCGATATTAATAGATTGAGTTGATAGATTGTGAACCTCAGAACTAAGTACCTTGTAAGTGTTATAGGTAACCAGAACATCGTTAGTACAATACTCCAACATTTCTGTAGAAAACCTTGACCAATCATTATAATCTCCTTTGTGTTTGTCTAATTCAATTCCCCAACTACGTAAAGAGTGGGACTGTCTTGTTGGGTCGGCTAGGCGTGACAACACCAATGTATCTACAATGTTGATACCTGTGAAGTTTGTGCCTAATAGTTTCTCCAACACTGGAACGTCGTAACCTATGATATTATGACCTATTACTTCTGTTACGTGGTTACGTACAAGCCAACTATTAAAGTTGCTTATACCCCCGTTAGTACACTTCGTAGAGAATGTGTATGTCTTCTCGGTGTCTATGTCCATACAGACGATACACCAAATGGTGTCTACCTCAGGAAGCAGACCATTTGTTTCTATATCAATAACTATTTTCAAAACTCTGTCTCTGTGTTGGCTAAGGCTACCTTGGGTTCTTCTCCCCTCTCTAGTCTACCTGTTAGTTCATTATAGAATAAGTAACCAGTAGTTCCTGTGTGTCCTGTACGTCTACATTTTGCTAGTTGTACTTTAGTAGTATTCTTAGACACTTCACAGTCAGACATTTTATCTCTGCTGAGAAGGATTGTATTGAAAGCAATTTGATTGATAGACCCAGAACCCTTCATGTCGTATTCGTTTACGTTGTGTGCGTCGTTATGCGTGGGCTTTCTTAGGTGTGACACAATGATTATAGAAGCGTTGGTTTCTTTTGCTAGTTTTAGGCTTCTGTCCATAAAATCATCTATCACCTCGTTCTTGTTAGTAACACCTGCTTGAAGCGGGTCTATTATGATAACTTCACATCCCTTACCTTTAATAAGGTACCTCATCTTGTTGAATAGTTTATCGGTGCTTGAAGAGCCTAAGTATTTATATATATGAAGGTTCTCATTGTCTGTTATTTTGTTATATTCTTTGTGGTAAAGGTCGTAATCTCTATCTTGATGTGCTGTGTTGGCTACCTTCTGGTTAAAATGTACCGTAAGTAAACTCTCAACAATGTCCTCTGGTCTAGCCTCGAAGAATATACAGCCTACCTTTCTAGTAGTTGTTACCAATATATTATACATCGTCTCAGCCATGAAGGTTGATTTACCTACTCCTGTATATGCTCCTATAACAGTTATTTCACCAAGAGCAATACCGCCGTTGAGCATCCTGTTGAGTATGCCAAATGACTCTGGGAAAGGTATCACCTCTTCAGTCCCACTCTCCATAAAACAGTCCCAAGCTTCCTCACTACTTATTATTCCCTCAACACTGAAAGGCTTTGCCTCCCACCACTCACTGACATAATCAGCAAGGCTGTTATTGCTTAGGTAATCACAAGCGTCTTTGTGTTTCTTGAGTGTAAGTATCTTTACTTTGTCTGGGCTTATTACCTCTGCACTCTTTTGTGCTCCGGCCTTACCCACGTCGTCGTTGTCGTAATTAATAATAACACTATCAAATACCTCTATGTACTCTATGTTGTTGGCTATTGCTTTGGCGGCACCTTGTACACCTTGTGGTATAGACACGTGTGCGTACCTAGAACCGTTAATCTGATAAGCCGCAAGAGCGTCTAACTCACCTTCGCATATAGTAAGGTGTTTACCCTTTGAATATAACTGTTGACCAAACAATGTCTTACCTAGGGAGCCAACAACCCTGTAATCCTTATCGATTGTTCTTACCTTGTATCCTACTAAGGTGCTTCCTAAATCATCGAAGTAAGGCATAAGTATGGAGCCTTTAGAAGTAACCTTCACTCCAAACTTCTTGCATGTCTTTAGGGTTATTCCTCTGTCTTCTAGCGGTATAAAAGAAGCGTTGTTGTACTTGTCTAAGTCTTTGTCACTAAGTGTGGTCATAGTTTTAGTTGTCGTAGGGTTAACGTTGTTATTGTTATCGAACCATACGTGTTCACCACAAGAAAAGCAGTGGGTATGGTCTGTGTACGTGGTCATAGCGTCTGAAGAACCACAAGAAGAACAAGAGGTGTGCATCTTCACCACCCCTTGTTCTGGAGAGTCTTCTTTATTAGAAGTCGTCATCTTCCTCAGCTGTTGTAGCAACTACCGATGCTTCAGAATCATAAGGCACGTGGTTGGTTACTTGTACCACCTCGATGCCTTTACCTAGACCATATTGCTTAGTGAACTTATGCTCGTAAGCAAAGAACTTCACCTTACCTTCAGAACCGTTACCGATTAGTTCGGTGGTGTCCCAAGGTGTCTTGTCACTATCAACAACAACGGGAGGCTTAAGGTGCTTACCGGTTCTCTTACTGATACCGTTACGCTTGAACTTAAACCTATTTGGTTCCTTCTCTGAACCCTTGAGTCCTATAGTCTCTAGTCTCTTACGTTCTTTGTTAGAAACAATAAGGTCTACAGACCACTGACCACCAATAACAGGGAACTCTTTATCCATCCAAGGGTCTCCTAATATCTTAGCCCACTCAATGACACCCTCAGCGGTGCCTTTAATCATCTCACTCATGTTATTATACATCCTTATGTAGTTATAAAAGTCAAATGGCTACAAACGGTAACCTTTAGACAGTGTTCATTATACACGTTTATAGTTGTTTATGTAAGTATTTAAGGTACAAATAAAAGGGTAGACATCTCTGCCTACCCTTAGTTTATATTAAAAAACACTTCTAACTTTAACATCGTATTTATCTGAGGTTTCTGTTTACAGCATCTAACTCTTTAGAGAATCTCTTAGGTACTTTCACATCAGTTGGTACACCCCAGTCATTAGGGAAGTATTCAGCCATTGTCCAAAGCCCATTAATCTTCTCTAAGTAATTATAATATTGCTCGTCTAAATCCTCATAACGATAGACACGCTGTCTAATTGCAACATCAACTCGAATACAATCTTTACCATAACCTTCAGTACCTTCTAAGTAATACAAGGTATCTTTAAAAGTATCGCAGTGAATGACATCAATAATATCCTCGTCTTTATCTACTGGTTCAACTATCCATTCGTAGTCTGTTAATTTATCACCTTTAAACATATTACCACTCCATGTAGTTATCATTTGTTTTAAGTACACTAGTTAAGTCATGCTGAACCAGTTAAGTTACTTAATTTCCCAGTATCTTGTAGCAGTTTTCCACTGTGGTACTGGATTGTCATGCTCATCTCTTGTATAAGCACCACTTGTCTTCCTGCTATCCCATGTGTCATTCACGACACCATCAATTATTGCTAGGAAGTGTCTTCTTACATACACTATGTAGCGACCCTTGTAAAACATTGGGTCATTGACTTTGACTTTCATTCGTACTTCACCTATATTTAATCCTTTAAGAAATTCAATAGACACTTGCTTAAAGCAACTATTTCTAGGTGAGGGGTTTAGCCGTATGCTCTTTGCTAGTTTAGAATTACCTTTCCAATTCCTTGCTATGTTAAACAAGGCATTGTAGACTACATCATAAGGTAATTTAGTAGCAATGGTTATTGCTCGTGTAACACAATCACCAGTCAAGCCTTTGTAGTGTTCACCTCGACCACCATCATTAAAAGTATATTTCATATTGTTCTCCTCGTATTAAGAGTTCAACATGACTTAACTAATGTACTTATTCACACACTGGATTGTTAAAGAGCCTCGACCTTCTGGCAGTGCCGAGTGGAATTTGCATCATACCATAGTTCGTTTCGTTTGTCAAGTTTATTTTCAAATGCCCATAGAATAGGGTTCTTAATGCGAATGCGAATAGGAATGGTTCTCATCTAGTAAACCAGCTATGTCGTATATTTATTATTCAAAAGGTATTGACTTTTAGGTGAAAGTATGGTATAATCGGGATAGTAACAAAGAAAGAGCATCCAAAGGACTTCCGTAAACGAACACCACCACTTACACCCCTTCCTTTACATTCCTTAGTATTCATATGCACCTCTTAGATATAGCCCTCAAGACTATCGAACCTTACGGTTCTCAAGTCTTTCAGGATTCCCTAAGTATTCCATATAACCCCCATAAACTTGGTAATGCCCCCCTTTGCGTCTATAGCTAAGAGGGTTTTAGGTTCGGGTTGTTAATTCTTAGAAAGCTCACAGATAGCTCTAGCCTTATCCAATCTGCTCCGTCTGACAGCCCGAGATTGCCTTTTGCCGTAGTTTATGTTTATGTATATAGGTATACAAGCCTCACATAGTGTAAGGTATTGGTCTGTGGCTTTGTTCTTATAAACGGCCTCAGAATCAGTTAGTAATACATCACATTCTTTGCAGTGCATGTCTAAATCCCCCTACGTAGTTTCTTATGGTAATCCAAAAGTGCCTTGAGTCTCTCCGCGCCTTGTCCGATTGTCTGTGTCTTTAGTTCCTTATCGGATATTCCGCGGGGTGTTTCTAGGTATTCCCTATTGATAGGGCTATACTGAAGAGCTTCACGCTCTAGCTTATCCATTAAGTTGTTTTTAGTTCTGCTCATAACTTATTCCTCCGTATTGTTGTTGTGTTTACTTATTTACTCATTTTCAGCAGGGGAACCATTCAGCTATTATATCTTCTTTGAGCTGTGAACGGTGCGCACCTGTGTTATTTTTAAGAATTTTAAGGTGCAGTGGCTTGATGATAAGCGTTGTGTGTTTATTATATGTCTCGAGTGCCATTTGAAATTCGTATCCGTCACCATAATAAATGACCGAGCCATTAACGAAAGTTGCTTTATTTAACATCTTTATTTCTCCACGTTGTTATTAATTAAGTCTGTCCGTTCTCTTATAGTTACCATGTAGTAAGCCATATACATTACTAGACAGCCCGTTAGTATCAATACAATATGACACATACTAATACCCTGTGTGCCTAAGCCAGTAATTCATCTCTGACGGTGTATCCGCGTCACTATCTTCTGGCTCACTGTGTTCTAAGCACCAAGGGCACAAATCACAGTCTGGCC